AGTTGGAGTTATGGAATTCTTTTAGCTACTATCCTGCTGTTACTAGTTGGGACATCCTAGACGGACAAGCAGGTAAATATATAGGCAAAGATAAAAAATGGCATAGTGGTAAATACTTATTTACCGTTGACTTTGCACATCCAGAGAGTAATATAGTCGACACTGATCACTCAGAGATACCGCACGAACATAAGTGCGCACACATAATGGCCTTAGATGATGGTAATTATGCAGCACAGCCAAACAATCGAATCATATGGGATATACCTTCTTTCACTGTAAAAGATAATATTCCAGATTGGAAGGTGCAAACATCTGAGTGGAACGTTGAAGATAGTAGGGCTTGGCGTACAGAAGATACGGATAAGTTCTTCTATGAAATAGAGGAGAAAAAAAATGATGGATAAATGCAAAAACGTTTGTTGCAAGGCCTGGAATTGGGTTAAAGGTTTGTGGAACAGATTTGTTGAATGGCTTTTCAAAGGTTTTTATAAGTAATTTATGAGTAAAAAACCAATCAGTATATCGGAGGAGGCAGCCGTGCAAATGCCTATGAAGACGGTTGCTAGTTTGATAATTATTGTAGCACTCGGCACCATGGGATATTTTCAAATTGTAGAACGTCTCAACATTGCAGACACACGTATACAGATAATGGAGAAGGACCTGGAAGAGAACACAGAGTTTAGAATAAAATGGCCACGTGGAGAGATGGGTTCATTGCCGGCTGATTCTGAACAATTCATGATGATCGAGGATCTTTATAAGACCACGGATAAGTTAAATAAACATATCGAGGACATGGCTTTAAATAAAGTAAACATCGAGTTTTTAAGAAAACAAATGGACAAAGTTTTAATTGATATTGAAAAGTTAAAAGATGCTAACAGAGACCTTGGATACAAGAATGGATCGTATAACAAAACAAGTAATTAAATATATTTCCGACACGCAGAAAAAGGCAAAACAAATGCGTTTTGTAAAAGATTTAAAAAAAGAAGTTGAAATTGGTGCTAATGGTACACAAAAATATGTTGTAAAAGAAGGACCAAACAAAGGTAAAGTATTATGATAGAGGCTGTTGTAGGATTATTAATGTTTGTATCAGGTGATCTTAAAGAGGCACGTATACAAACCAATATGGCTTTATGTTTACGCCATAAGCGCGAAGCTGAGAGACAATACGGTGAGGCTGAAACAGAAGTAAATATCGATGGCTCAAAGTCAATCAAAAAAATCATTGTCAAATAAAGTTGCAAAACAATTAAAAGATAGACGATACCACCAGCGTGTGATAAAAAATAAGAAAGCATATGACAGGAAAAACTATAAGATTCCAAACTGAAGTAGTTAGTGGTATCTGTCCAACGTGTGATGAACATACTATGTTGGTTGGTATTACCCAGGAAATGTACAGATGTATTACTTGCGGTTCAGACCTACAACAACACGTAAATGGTAAGATAAGTTATATACCTGTAATTACAAACAAAACACCTAAATCACAGGTAGAGAAGTATTTCGATGGCGAAGAAAGCTAAAGGTTTATACGCAAAAGTAGCCCACGTTCCTACGTTTCACAAGACAAGCATAGGTAGAAATCCTAGCCTTACAAAAATGAACAAATCCAAGCGAAAAAATTTTAAAAAATATCGGGGCCAGGGGCGTTGACAATATCCTAAAAAAGTATATATTATCCTACATGAAAGATAAAATAATAACTATAAAACCAAAAGGTATTACACAGAAACAATGGTCGATTCTATTATTGGAATTAAACATGATTAAAAATGCATGGAGACCTTATGGTGTTAGAATAGAATTATCTGCACCAGGTTTAAAAAGAATTGTTGACTGGGGTACTAAAAAATATGGAATTGATCATTCTAAATGATGGTCTGTTTCATCTAGTGCCAGTAACAAAACAGATGATGATGGATACAGTTTTGGTTAATGATGTAGACTTGTTTGAGTTGTGTGAAATACTAAGATTGAAATTGACAACTTATTTAGACACACCTGTCAACCAACATGTCATGAAGGATGGCAGTGGTGATTTTTATGGGTGTATACAAAATTGAACCGGTGAGTAGGCGTCTATACAAAAGCCTCGCGCTAAGTCACTAACGTTAGCTATGACCCGAAAGGGTAGCGACAAAAGCCGGACGGGGTGCAGTACAGTGCACACAGATCTGTACCCCGTATTAGGAATCTAAACCAGGAATCATTGTGCAAGTAAAACTTACAACGATACCATACTTGTTAACTTCTTTACTACCAATCTCTTCTAATTTTTTCATGGATTCAGAATACCCAAATTGAGCACATTCATAATGAGTTCTAAAAGTTTCATGCCAATTAAATGGTGGCATACATTCACCTGCCACACTTGAACAAATTGATAGCGCTAACAA